AACATCTACGTTCTGGAATCGCAAGATCATCGCGGTATCTACTCCGACGATCAAAGGCGTCTCTAGGATTGAAGATGCTTATTTCAAATCTGATATGCGTGAATACTATGTTCCTTGTAAGCATTGTGAAGAACCGCAGACATTAAAATGGGCCAACGTCAGATGGAAAGATGATGATCCTGAGACGGCTCAGTATTTATGCGAAGAATGCGGATGCCTATGGTCTGATGCTGATCGTAGATGGTCCGTAAGAAACGGACAGTGGGTAGCTAAGGAAGAATTCAAAGGTATAGCAGGGTTCAAGATTTCAGGGCTTTATTCGCCTTGGACACCATTAAGTGATGGGGTCAGAGAATTCTTATCAGTTAAGAAGAACCCAGAACAGCTAAAGGTATTTTGCAATACTTACTGGGGCGAATCCTGGGAAGACGAAGGTGAGTCTATCGACGAATTCAATCTGATAGAACGTAAAGAACACTTCAACCTTACGCCTGAAGGTGTTGTGATGATTGTAGTCGGAGCAGACGTTCAGGATGATCGTATAGAGTTGAGCTTTATCGGAATTGGCAGAGATGAAGAATCTTGGGTGCTAGATCATGAAGTTCTTTATGGCGATCCATCAACGCCTCAACTTTGGACTGCACTAGACTCACAACTAGCCAGGACATTTGAAACAGAAGACGGACGGACGTTAGGCGTAAGAGCGACAGCTATCGACTCGGGTGGACACTTCACGAATACTGTCTATCAATACTGTCATAAGAACTTTGGGAAGCGAGTCTTTGCAATCAAAGGTGTAGGTGGCGAAGGCAAACCTATCGCAGGGAAACCTTCACGCAATAACGTGGTTAAATGTAGATTATTCCCTGTTGGCGTTGATACTGCGAAAGATTTATTATTTGCGCGTCTGAGGATTCAGGAAGAAGGCGCTGGATATATACATTTTTCTGATACTTTGAACGATGAGTATTTCCGTCAATTAACGGCTGAGAAGATCATCACAAAGTTTGTTAGAGGCTATAAAAAGCGAGTATTCCAAAAGATAAGGCCAAGGAACGAAGCACTAGATTGTTACGTGTATGCGCTTGCGGCTTATGCTATCATAAACACTAATGTCAATAGCATTGCGGACAAAATTGTTGCAAAATCCGCTGAAGAGCCGAAAGAAGAAGTGACAGATATCAGACGGCCTTTCATTCCAAAGACTCGACGTAATTTCGTCAATGCATGGCGGTAATTTATGGCTCATTCAAATTATTTTGATGAAATACAAGAAGGGGAACCTGCAACTATTGTTGCTGGCGATTATCTTCAGTGGAAAAAGACAGAACTAGCTGAAATCTACGATCCAACGCTGTACACCTTAGCATATATCGGAAGAATAGCGGGTGGCGGCAACGAAATTAATATCACTGCCACGGATGGCGGTGGATATTTCTTGATTCAAGAATCCTCTGCGACTACTGCAACCTACAATCCTGGCTACTATCACTGGCAGCTAGAGATCACTAGGATTTCAGACAGCGAGCGAATCGTTGTTGATCGTGGGCATTCTGAAGTCATACCCGATCTTGACATTAATGCAAGTGATCCTAGAAGCCATTCTGAGGTCATGCTAGACAAGATTGAGTCACTTTTGGAAGGAAAAGCTGACGCAGATGTGTCTTCGTATTCAATTGCAGGCAGAAGCCTGACTAAAATGTCATTTGCAGAGCTTGTAGAGGCTAGAAGCTATTTTGAGCAAAAGGTAAATAGTGAAAAAGCCAAGTTAGACGCCCAAAATCATAGAAACACGGGTGCTACCGCTAAAGTGAGGTTTTAATGGGATTTTTTGACAGATTTTTACCGAAACCAGTTCAGAAGACTAAAATAGTCAAGCGCGAATACGCTGGGATCAATACAGGAAGGCTTTTTGCTGACTTTAACGCCTCAGAGCGGTCAGCAGACAGTGAATTACGCTTTGCACTAAAGACTCTACGCAATAGAAGCCGTGATTTAGCGATAAATAACGAGTATATCAGGCGTTATTTTGAGCTTATGAAGGTGAATTGCATTGGCGACAAAGGCATTTTGCTACAGTCAAAAGCGCTGGATTCCGTTGGAAATCTTGATCAAAAAGGCAATCAAGCCCTAGAAAATGCGTTCAAAATGTGGGGTAAGTACGGAAATCCGACAGTAGATGGCCGTATGTCGTGGCTAGATGTGCAGAAATTGGCCGTAGAATTGCTTGCAAAGGATGGTGAAGCATTCATCATCAAGCACAGAAACTCACAATTCAGAGATTCGTTTGCTATTGAGTTCATTGAGGCTGATCAAGTTGATGAACAGTTAAACAAAAAGCTAGATGGTGGCCGTGAGATCAGAATGGGCATTGAACTTAACGAGTTCAAGCGTCCTATTGCATATTGGCTACTGACTTACCATCCTGGTGACTATGATTACACTACGTCAAAGAAATCGCCTAAGCATCAGCGGATTCCAGCGGATAAAGTCATTCATTTGTATAAGCAATTACGTCCAGGCCAGACTAGAGGCGAGCCTTGGCTTGCGCCAGCAATCCCTGCAATCCGTCAATTAGGTGCATTCCGCGAAGCAGCGGTTATCAATGCTCGGGTGGGCGCATCTAAGATGGGATTCATCGTCAATAAAGGCGGTGATGGTTTCGTTGCAGATGATTATGACGGCAATACACCGATTATCGATGCTGAACCAGGGACATTTCACTTCTTAGGGCCGAATCAAGCGGTTGAATCGTTTGAACCTGCTTTCCCTAACAATGAATTCGACGCATTCCATAAGTCTATTTTGCGAGGTATCGCCAGTGGATTGGGTGTTTCATACACATCACTTTCTAATGATCTTGAAGCAACGTCTTATTCGTCAATCAGACAAGGCGCATTAGAAGAACGCGACTTTTACAGAAACACGACTTGTTTCATGATTGAACACTTCGTGAGGCCAATTTTTGACGCTTGGCTTGCGGCTGCGATGGAATTTGACTCATTTGGGATACCTGTCAGCCAATTTGATAAGTTTTCAACGTCGGCAGAGTTCCGTGGCCGAGGTTTTTCATGGGTAGATCCTCAAAAAGAGATGACTGCTGCTGTCACAGGATTGCAAAACGGCATCCTTTCGCTAGGCCATGTTGCGTCTCAATATGGGATGGACACTGAAGAACTGTTAAGCCAAATTGCACGAGACAAACAACTTGCGGAGCAGTTTGGCGTTCAATACGCGATTGAACCGTATGGTGGGAAAAGAGAAGAGCCTATCCCTGAAGATGAATCCGAAAGAGGTTTGAATGAAGCACTAGCCGAAAGTCTGAAAAGGGCATTCAGCGTTGAAGATTAACCAAGCCATTGCGTTATTTATTGAACGACTGCAAAAGCTGGACGAAAAACGTTCTGCTGACGTTTTAGATCTGTCTGAAAAGATTGAGCAAGTCAGAAAGTTCAAGCTCATTCCTGGCGATAAAGGGGAACGAGGCGAAACTGGCGAACGAGGCCCACAAGGTTTAGCTGGGAATGATGGTTTAGACGGCAGACAAGGCGATCAAGGCCCAAGAGGACCATCAGGACCACAAGGGCCAAAAGGAGACAAAGGTGATCCTGGTGCGGATGGACAGCCTGGGAAACAAGGCCCAAAAGGTGCAAAAGGCGATAAAGGTGAAAAAGGTGATCCAGGCCCACAAGGAAAGAAGGGTGACGATGGCCGATCAGGAAGAATCCCACGACACAAGATCCAAAATGGAGCCATAGCCTTTGAGCAACGTCCTGGTGAGTTTGGCGAATGGATCAAATTCAACATGACGAACCAGTATTATTCTGGTGGCCGTGGTTTGACGTGGACTGATTACGCGACTGGGTTTTCAAGTGAGCCTACATTGCTAGAAACAATCGCAGAAGGCGATGTTTACCAGTATACTTACAACGGTGGGACGACTGCTTATCGTTTGGTGGGCAATCCTAGTGATGCGTTTTATTCAAATTATGATTCCGCAACGGATACGTTGACGGGTTTACTGGCTGAGAAACAAATAAATATCTGAGGTGAAGAATGGCTTTTGAACCACTTGACTGGGAAATTACCAGATCATCAGGCAATATCCGTTACATAGGCGCAGATCATGACGGTACTGCGGGATCAAACGGACGAACGACTCCAACGTATGCTACGGTGATTGAGTTCCACCGAGCCTTACAAGACTTCGCAGATGATGCGTCTTCTAGCGGTGATGATCAGTTAGACATTACAGACGATAACCCGTCTGATCGTTCAACGGATAACATTATCACACTTCTTGGCTCATATAACATTGATGACGCAGCTTCTGAGCACTTGTATGACGGATCAATCATCCAGTCGTCAGGTAATGTTATCTATGACGGTATCGTCAACTTTGGTAATGCTCCAACGATTCAGGTTGTTCAGAATGGAACAGTTATCGCTGATGACTGGTGGAACAACGATCCTCAAGGTAACAGCTTGGGCCTTAACTCTGATCCTGCTGGCGGTATTTCTCATCGATTCATGGTGAAAGTCAGAACTGGCGGTGCTGATATTGACGGACGAAGACTACTCGGTTTGTCTCGTGACTACGGGTTTACTTATGCAGAATTCGCAATTTCTGCTACGTCTCGTGGTAACAACGTTCTAGCATTATCAAGGTCAACTGACTTGAACAATGCTACGGCGTCTGGAACTGTTGCAGCTTATGACACTTCTGCATCGACTGTTGGGTATGTCTCGTTAGATGTAGATAACAACGGCACTGATGAGAACTATTATATTCAGTGGGATCTTGGTACTCGTACAGCGATCAATGATCTCTATGAATACGTCAAGTATGTAACACGTAACGGTACTGCTGAAACGTTGTTCGGTTTGAACGGTTTGTTGTTCCGTGGTGTTACTCATGAACTTTCATTAAGCGGAACCAACTCAGGCACGTTTAGTGCGTTTGAGCCTATTAGCTGGTCAGGTGGTACTGGTCAAATGCTCGCCATTGATAACACTACAGCATCTTCTGCAACCAAAATGTACATTCAGCTTTTGACAGGTTCAGCACCTGCTGGATCTACGTTGATCACTGGTGGTACGTCTAGTGCAACTGCAACCACTTCAGGAACTGCTACAGAGCGCACAGTAGAATCTACGTCTGCACCAGGACTTGGTGTATCTACAGGTTCTGCGATCATCGGTGCTTACGGTGTTGGTGTAACGCCTGCTGATTTAGGGCCAAACGACAAAGTGTTTGACTTAACAAATACTCAGATCACGCCTCCAAACAATGTAACGTTCAGCGTTAGTGGTTTGGTTAGCGGTGAAGACAGAGTATTAGTCGGGCCTTCTTCTGGTGGTACTACGTTGGATACAGCTCAACTTACCCTGAACACTAGCCTTACTTCTGCAACTACGACAAGCGTTGTAGTAACAGCTACAATTCCTTCCGATACTCCAAGCTCCGGTGTGATTCGTGTTCAGAATGATGATGGATTCTATGTTCGTGTTCCTTACACAAGCTATACTGGCAGTACGTTTACGGTAACGTCTACTGACTTTAGCGGCACGAATGCAACAGCTCCAAGAAATGTTTGGATTGCTTATATCGACGAGCTTGCTAGTGCAGCGTCAGCAACATTCACTGCGGTATACAATGCCGATAGAGATCTAGTAGTTAAGGTCAGAGACGGTGGTGCTAGTCCGATCAAGGAGTTCATCACTGGTGCAACATTAGGGACTAACGGCGGTTCAGTAGCAGCGATTCGTACAAGTGATGCATAATGGCTATATCAGTATCGTTCAACGGCAATGGTCGGCAGTATTCGGCGAATAACGCAACGGATACTGTCACCGTCGTAAAATACAACGGTGCTGGAGGCTCGCCATCCGCAGTCGCTGCTGATGGTTCTATTGAAGGCTCTACAGCTATCACAGTACAGGTAAGTAAACAGGGCATTGCTCTGTTTGTTACCTTGCCTTCTGCTTTAGATTTTACTTCGACAGAATCAGGGCAGTTGATTTATGTCTGGGGTAACTTTCTAGCCGCATCGCTACTGAATACGCAAGCTGCTAATGGTTTTGGGATTTGTTTAAGCTCTGGCACACCTACAGCGTCTAATTATTCTCTTTATTCGTTCTACGGCTCAGATAACTATTCTGGCGGCTGGGTTCGCATGGTGTTAGATCCTAACGAAACGAGATCAGGTGGAGCGGGTACGTTAAGTCTTTCAAACATTACTCACATTGGAGTGTTTGCGGACGTAGGTGGAACTACTGCACGTTTTGACAATTTAATTCTTGATGCTTGCGATGTAGGGACTGGGATTACGGTAACAGGAACTACTACAGGAGATACTCTGTTTTCTGAGATCCTGACTGACGAAGCGACTAATAGGTATGGTATTGTCCGCTCGCTGAACGATGACGGAACAGCTATAGAGCTTCTAGGAAAGCTAGTATTAGGAGATACAACCGCAGCCTCTACGCTGACTGATGTAGATTCTAAGATCTTCGCAGGCAATCCAAAGTATTATGACACGGCAGAGACTACATCTGTCCCATTAACTTCGTTTGGGATTGAAGTAGTTGGTGGCGCTAGTGCTAACGAAGTTTCTCTGGGTAAAGCGGTAGGTTCTACTGGCGGAAGAAACGGGATATCTTTGGTAGGCAACGATACGTATAACGTAGGCTTTGACTTCTCGGACGGCAACGTTAATACAGGTAACTTTTTAGGGTGTTCGTTTGAAAACCTAAACGGTACTCTGAGCTTTGATGCAGCAAGTCACAATTTCAAAGGTAACTCAATCTCAGGTTGCGGCTCTTTTTCGTTTGTCACAGGATCGACAGCGTTTGAGTGTGCCTTCGTAGCTAGTGGTCAGATTGTGCTAAATGGTAACGCAGCACTAAACGATTGCGTTATCACCAACAGCACTGCGACTTCTGCTGTCTCTACTAACGACTTAGACAATATTACTGATTGTACGTTTACGTCTAGCGGGACTGGGCATGCTATAGACTTAGGCACGATCTCAGCATCAGACACGATGAACTACAATAACAACGACTCAGGCTATGCTGGGACGGATGGTAGTACAGGCAACGAGACAATCTTGGTAAACGTAGCATCAGGACAAACGCTAACCATTAACGTAGGTTCGGGTAAGTCTACGCCAACTATTAAGAATGATGGTTCTGGGACTGTCAGCGTTGTTGCAGGACAGGTTACCACCACCATTACGGTAAAGGATGTAAATACTCAGACAGTTATTCAGGGTGCTAGAGTCTACATCACAGCCGATAGTGGTGGGCCTCTTACTCAAGGGACGGTTATTATCAATGCTTTGACTGATTCTAACGGGCAGGTATCAGACACAAGAAGTCTTGCAAGCAATCAGCCTATTACAGGTTATGCTAGGAAAGCATCTGCTAGTCCGTTGTATAAGAATGCACCGATCACTGGGACAATAGACAACGGCTCAGGGTTATCGATAACTAGCTTGATGATTCCTGATGAGTAACGTGC